GTTGCCCTAATGGTAAAGTTATATGTTGTTGTGCCTGTCGATCCAGACTCCGTGCCAGTAATTGCACCAGTAGATGCATTTAAACTTCCTCCACCAGGCAAAGCTCCTGATACAATTGAGTATGAGGTTGCATCGGTTGCTGCAACTGTAAAACTTATAGATCCGCCTTCATCAATAGTTCCCAAACTACCTGCAGCCGTGGTCCAAGCTGGTACATCAGATACGGTCAGTAATGCTGACCCACTACGAACAGCGTTACCATCATTGTTCTCAACTCTGATGAAGTATGTGCCGTCTGTTGCAAGAGTAAAATTAGCTGTTATTTGAGATGCACTTGTAAATGTAATTGAGTTTGCAGCAGTGATTGAACCAGTAGAATTTATTGCTTCTACTATTGGCACAGATATATAGTTTGATCCATTAATAGTTACATTGGTTGCATCGTTTGTAATTACTGTTGGGCTAATAGAAGAGATTGTTGGTTTTGTTTCACCAACTGTTACCGATCCACCAAGTGAAACAGCCGAACCGTTTATCGTGATTGCAGAGTTTGCTAATGACGAATTAGGAACTGCAGATAAACGAGCATTAGGCACAGTGCCTGATGTTAATGTAGCTGCAGTAATACCTGGTGTAATAGTTACTGTATCACCACCCTCACCAATTGTAATTGTCGATCCATCATTTTTCTTTATCGTGTTTACTTTAATCTCTGATGTCATCGTGCCAAACTAAATACGTTGTTTGTTCCTACTAGAGGTTCGGCTGCGAAAGCCGCATATACAAAAGTAGCGCCGCCATTTAGCTCGCCATCAGTTGCTCTTAATTTAAAACCGTTACTTAAAAAATCAATATTCCAATATCCTGTAGTTTGTGCATTATTAGTATCTGCTTTCAACGCTTGACTTGTCATATTATAAGTATCGCTTGCATTATTCCATATTAACCAAGTTCCAGTGTTGCTTGATCTTTTAACCATCAACCAAGCAGGTTTAAAACCTAGATAGACAAACGTTCCGTCAGCACTAGAATTACCTGTATATTTACCAAACTTACTATAACCTTGTATAGATTTAAAAGAATATACAATAGTATCCTCATTACCTGCTGATAAACTATTACCACCATAATAGATTAAAGTTGATGATGGATCTGTATTAGACCAAAGATTAGTATTGGTTGTGAAAGCGTCATTAGTATTTAATCTTAAATATCCTCCCGCACCTACTGATCTATGATAAACATACCAATTGTCCTGTCTATCTCTAGCTTTCCATATATACATATCTGGAGCTGAGCCTAATCCATGACCTACTGTTTGACCTGCTGAACTAGAAGATTGAAAAGTTGCTATTGAAATTCCTGCTGCTGTATTAGCTTGAATAGTTGATGTTTGGTCACCATTACTATCAGTTGATGTTGTTCCACCATTAGCTTTCCATTGAAATGCTACATAATTTTTTGCGTTTGTATTACCATTGTAAGATGATGAAACTGTAAATCCATCACTTTGAACGCTAACTATACCATTTGTATCTTCAACAGCGTCATTATTAGAACTTAATCTTTTTGTAACTCCTCTTGACGTATCAGCTAGAGTATGATTTTCAGCATCAGTTCTGTTTTTTAACCAAACCCAATCTGGCTGTAAATTAGAATTACCTGTATTTGTAATGGCTTTAGTTGAATTACCATCACCTGTCCATGCAACATTCTGAAAATGTACTGATGGGTCGTTTATTGTTGCGTATGCCATAGTCTATCCGTAAGTGTTTAAGTTTTTAGTGCATAATGCGTAATACCCTGATGGTACCGCATATTCAAAACTGCCATGTCCGTTGGCGTCAGAATTACTTGAAGCAATAGTAAACTGAGGATTACCAAAATTAAATTGTGTAGAATATGTAACAGAGCTTCCTGCTTTTACTACAGCAGCTCTATAAAAACCTGCCTGTGCAGCAGCAGTTGATATTTGATAATATCCTGTTGGCGTGCTTTGATTAAAAGCACTTCCACCTGTTATAGATCCTCCGCCTGCAGCATTATCATCAGTCCACAAACCATTTTTACCGATATATAATCTGTAGTTATCGCAATCAAATGCTACTTGGCATATATCATTATTTGAAAAACAAGGATTTGAATCTGTACCATAACCTTTTTGTGCACTCTCTTGTGATTCATATATTTGTGAATGACTACCAGTTCCATCACCATAGATTCCATAAAAGTAATTCTCATGATATGGTGCTCTTCCACCTAAAACATCGTTAAAAACACCAATAAACAAACTGTCTGCATTACTAAGTAGTTTTATTTCCCAATACCATTTACCTTTTGCAAATCCCATGGAAGAAGCAAGTTGATCTCCATTGCTTGTTGTTGTTCCTGAACTAGTACCTCTTAAGCTACCTTCTGATATTTCAGTTTGACTAAAATTTCTACCTACATCTATAGGGTTAATCGTAGCAAAATTATTATCTGGAACATCTGTTACTTGAACTAATGTACCATCTGATCCACCTACACCATTGACAGTAAACGTATTACTATTACCAGAAGAATCAGTGCCCATAGTTCCACTGTTCTCAAACTTTAAAAAGAAACCATTTGCTGAGTATGTTATTCCTGAAGGAGCTCCTCTAACTTTCCACATGCCAGTCGTTGAATCTGTTTCGCCAAAAACAGTGGGTGCTAAAGCATATCCTATTGTACAAACTACATGTGTCATGTAACCAGTGTACATATAAGAGTTACCAGTATTATTATTATATCTACCTACTCCAGCAGTAGCAGAACTATTACCCCAAAAACCTTCTTGGTCTTGTGTAAAGCTACCATAAGTCCCTGCTGCTTGTTCACCATTTATGTAAACTTTTACTCTGTCAGTATTACTTGCTTGTGCTGAATCATAAGCTACCACTATGTGATACCACGAACAGTAATCTCTATATCTACCACTAGATGTCCAAGTTACTCCTGTCCCTGACGATTTTTGTTCAAAAATTATATATCCATCTGCGTTTTGTTTTAAAGACGAATAATTATTGTTATCTACAGCTGCAGACCAAAAACCTTTCCAACCTCCAGCATCGCCATTATCAGCTAACTTGTACCAACCACTTATAGTAAATTTTTTTCTAGCTGTTGAATCTTCACTAGATGATTGAGATCTACTTAAATAAACTCCGTTACCCATTATACACCAAACCTCGCTGCATTACCTATCTCTGTTGTTATAGTTATACTGAAAGCTCTATCTGCAGTTTGAGATTGAGCATCAGTTGCCCTAATAGTGAAATTGTAAGTTGTCGTCTGAGTTGCGCCAGATTCATTACCACTAATTACACCTGTACTAGTATTTAAACTAAGTCCACCAGGAAGTGAACCAGATTGTACAGCAAAGGCTGTTGCGTCCGTTGCTGCTACTGTAACACTAATTGCAGATCCACCCGCAAATGTGCCAAGTGATCCTGCTGATGTTGTCCACGAAGGAACATCAGAAACTGTTAAAACTGCACCAGATTGAACTGCGTTACCGTCTGGATTTTCAATATATAATTTGTAAGTGCCGTCAACAGCTATTGTAAATTTAGCTGTAATGCTAGTAGCTGAACTAAAAGATACTTCATCTGCAACAATGGTTGCACCAGAAGTAGAATTTACAGCTGTAACTAAAGGTACAGATACAAAATTAGTTCCAGCGATTGTAAGTGTCGCTTGTGCATTTGTAATTACAGTTGGTGATACTGAACTAAAAGTTGGTCTAGTTTCACCTTGTATAGTTACACTGCCTCCAAGACTTACTGACGAACCGTTTATAGTTATTGCAGAATTTGCTAGTTTCGAATTAGCAATTGATCCTGCTAACTCATCATTTGATATTGCACCGTTTGGAAGAGTTAAAGTTGTACCTGCAGGCAAGGTGATCGTGTCACCGTTTTCGCCAATCTGTAGTGACGTGCCTGACTGTGGTATAACCTTATCTACTTCAATCTGACTCATAATATAAACAAGTTACCTGTAATTGTTAGAGATCCTGTAACTGTAACAGGACCAGCTAAAACACCAGAATCCATTGTCTGTGTTTCACTAATTGTTGAATTGTGTGTAGTGACGTACTTCGTTGCATTCATAACAGGAGACGGAGTTTCTTTTGCTGGCAATGTACAAAATACTTCTTTCGTTCCTGCAGAAAAATCTACTGCACTATCACTATTGCTTGATGATAAAATCGTATTACGAGTTAATGTAGACGAGCTACCATTTAGTGTGCCTCTTCCTACCTCAAACTCACTAAGAGATCTATGTGCAATACAATAAAAAGTTTCATTACTATTTCCTATGCCTGCACCAAAGGTTTCAAAACCGTCAACAGCACCAGCAAGAGTAACAGCTCCTGTGCCAGTTGTTGTCGTTGTCTCCTTGACACGATCGTTTATGATCAAAGCCATAAGAGCCTCCTACGAAATTCTTATAATAGCGTTCGAAGTGTCAGCAGTTGGAAACTGTATAGTAAACGTTCCGTTTGAAGCAGTAAAGTCTCCACCAAACGCTAATACACAAACAGCATTAGTTGTGCCTGATCCTCCAGCAGTCGTAGTGTTGTAAATCAACGCTCCATTTGCTGTAAAACTAGCAGAAGTAAATTGAGCATCTTGAAAATCTACAAATGCTGTAGATGATCCAGAAGAGCTTGTTACTCCGTTTCTAGTTAAGGTTGCACCTCCTGCAGTGTATGCAGTTCCAGATGTATTTGATATTTCGTTTGACGTGCTGTAGCCAGTTGTAGATGCACCAAGATTTGCAGATGATGTGAACAAAGCAATCTTGAATGTATGACCTCCACCTGACGCAAAATTATGCTTACCTTCCAACAATTCACCTTTGAAAGTGTTGCATATAGCTGATGATATTGCCATTTTATTTTCTCCTTATGGTTGTTTCGAGTCTAGAGGAAAACGCAATATACCATCATAGTGTTCATCACGTCTTCTTCTGCCTTGTTGTTCTATTTGCAAGCCTTGTAATGCTTGTTGGTAGCCTTGTTCATAATATTGCAACATATTATCGGGACCTTTAAGAAATCTAAATGCTTCTACAAGACAAGCATAAAGTAAGACTTTTGGCGCATTTGTACTCAACCATGTTGTACTAGTGGTTGAAGACAAACCCGTAGGTTGCTTATTCAAAGCTAATTCAATCTTATAAGCTGAATTTGGAGTAGGCGCAAGATATAACCTATCCTGATCCCAATTTGCGTAATACTTTGGTTTACCAGTGTTGTCTCTATTTGGCCAATATTCATTCATAAACGTTACATCTTTTTGTATAAGATACTCTCTTGTAGGAGTACCTCCATCTGTGTAAATTTGCACAGATCTGGTAAAAGCATCTTGAGTTATATTTATACCAGGAACGGCAACAAAAGGGTTGCCTACTGTTAATGAGGCTGTTTGATATGACCTAAATACATCAAGATCTAATTCTCTAAAAACTCTATCTTCTGCGTGTTCAATAAAATCATTCACAATTACGTCCGTAAGTACATCTGAAGTAGCTTCTGTATAGTCTCTAATTTGTGTTTGTAATTCTGTAAAAGTTGTCATGATATTACTACCTGTGCCGTGCCTACGTAAGCATTCATTTTTACTTCTTTGTTGTCATTAGTTGGTTGCATACCTACTGAATTAAAAATATTACCTGCGATCATATTTATACCTAAAAAAACAGTAGCAGGCACAGTTTGTGGTTTTGCATTTTGCAATGACTGTGGATCTGTAGGATGATACTTTGGATCTAATTGAGGATGTTTTGGTTCAAATTCACTTATGTGAACTGTTGATCCGTTCCATTCTTTTATCATCTCATTATATGGAAAAGCCATCCCTGATCTATCAGAAATTCTTTTAGCAAACTTTCCTGTTGCATATCTTGGCATTAATAACCACCACCAGTTGTAAAATAATTTTGAGGTGTAAGATAAACACTTGTTCTCTCTCCATCTTCATCAGCTGCTCTTTTAAATTCATCTTCGTATAAAAGTTTCAAAGCTTGCATTCTTTCTGGCGCTTTCTTCATAGATATGTAATATGCTAAACCCGCAACAAGACATGGAAGAAAACGAA